GTTTTTTCGTGAAAACATTTTATGCATATCATATCAATATATTGACATACAACTATAAAAAAATCCAGTGGAAAAGTGCTGTGTAAAATAAAAATCGCCTCGTTATAGAGGCGATTGCTCTGTGAGTCTGGAAACTTAATTAAGTATAGACCTTTCTTCGTTGATCTTCTTGTTATATTCGTAGTGAATTTTTGCCTTGCTCAACAAAGAACAGTGTTGTGGCTTTTTTGTGTCTAAACGAGGTGAGTCATGTTTACTCATGCTTTGAATTCTAACATACTTATTGAATAAAGTCAAGGTGCATACGGAAAACATGTAGGCTTGATCATTTTTCGTTGCATTAACTAATTCTATTTATAAAAAGCCCCATCGACTATCGACGAGGCTTATGTATCGTATCTGGTGGGCAATAGAGGATTCGAACCTCTCACCTCTTCAACGTCAATGGAATACTCTGTAAAAGTTACTAACTACATATATAATAACACATTTAAGTCATAACTGAATCATAAATATGTTGTAATTTTGTATTCGTATAGTGTGTATAAATACGCGTCGTATCCAAACTCTGATGACCCAGTAGATCCGAAATATAGCATAATTCAATACCTTTATCTAAAAGCATTGTAGCAAACGAATGGCGAATAGTATGAGGGGTTACGTTAATAAAGTCTGAATTATCGCAAATAGATTCAAATATACGACGAACACCGCCAGTAGTAAGACGAGATCGATCGCCTTGATGAGAAATAAAGAGGGCAGAGTTATCGTCAGTGCGACAAGCTAAATAATTATTTATAGCGTCTTCAGTAGCTTCATCAATAAAAACAACACGAGGATTCTTACTCTTTCCGATGACCGTAAATTTACGATGACGAATACTATTGCGATTCAAGGATACTAACTCAGAAACACGAATACCCGATGCGGCCAACAAACGCAATATTGCAATGTTACGCAATCGATTCATGGATCCATAGCCTCTACATTTACGAGAGGCAATAGAAATAAAATCCTCAATCTCCTCTGGTAATAAGTATTGAATAACGTACTTCTCACGCTTAGGAACAACTAATTCTTCATAATCCATAACATCAAATCCTCTCCTTGCAGCCATCTTTAATACCATACGAATGCAAGAGATAGCATTACGAACGGTATTCGATCTCCATCGAGATGAAACAAAGTTGTGCCAATCTCTAAAATCCGAAAAAGATAAACTTTCAATATCTACATCTCCAAAAAATGAGATCAAGGACTTACTGATATTTAAATAGCTAGATTCAGTATTAATAGACTTACCAGCCCTTAATACATAATCGCAAATATAAAGCTTAAAGGCTTCAGATATTTTCATAAAAAAATCACTTTCTACCCTCCAATTTATGTTATATAATGCAATTAGAAATTAATCTTAAAAAACAAAAAAAGGTAATAAACATGGAATTAAACCTAAATCAACTAGAAGGTATAATTACAATAGTAGTGCTAATAGCATTTCTAGTGGTTGTAATAATAGTAATGGCAGCATTCTGTACAATAGGAATCTATAACAAAACCACAGAAATAAAGAAAATTATAGAAGATTACCTGAAAACAAAAAATTAGGGCGGAAAAGGACGAGTCTGTTTAAATACTGTAGGTAATGATGCTTGACGAAGTCTGATACTGATAGGAATAGTAGACGCCAAAGTAGGTGCATCTCTATCGATCAATAAATCATAAATAGAATCGATAACCAAATTACGCTTAAATTGATAAATCGACATATTATATTGATCAGAAGAGAAGACTAAATTGTCATCAAAGATATACGGATCCAACCCTAATTCAGATAATGATTCATAACGCTTTACAGGCTTGTGTAGATTCTTAGAGGCCCAGTAGCGGCGTTTATTGAATCGATTGAGCATATCCTTAGTAATATACTTAGTGAGATACGCCGCAGCCTTAGTTTGATCATCATCAAGCTTCTGAGCGTTAGTAAAACCAGCAGTAAAACCTGTAAGGTTATAGATGCGTTTACCATTCTGAAAAACATTAGTAGACTTTAATTCGGCATTATAATCACGAATTAAAGCATGGAAGTGGATAGCACCATCCTTATGGAACTCTGGAACGATAACATATGCAAAATCAGGAGAGTGCTTTTTCTGACGATTTAGCCAATACTTCATAGTATTAAAAGTGGCTTCTATAGAATACCTATCGACCTTCTTAGGATTGAAAGTAAAAGTAACAAAATAAGAAAAGTTGTTAGATAAGGCATAATCAAAAATAGTTGTACGTGTACGGCGAAGAGATTCTTTAATAGATTTATCTGATGGCTTCTCAGAATCCCTATTAGGCTTATGACCTAGCTTAGAGCGTGGAAGTACTAAAGGATTGTTAAAAATAGTAACTTTATACATATTGTTAGGATATTCTTTCGTAATGTGTTCAATTACAGTTAAAGATTGATTCATTAAACATACCCCCAATATGTTATTTTTTTATGTGTTGTTTACCTCTATAAACGCTTGTTAAGTGTTGGGTTATCAAGTAGCCCTACGGGCGGGAACCTATAGACACCGCCCGGATGCGAAAAGCACAGCTTTTCGCACCGATCAGAGAGTCGCTTCTACCTGGAAAACACCCCCTTTCGCCTTTTAAGGGGAACAGCCAATTTCTTCACCGTGACAGTAGGCTGTGATGCGAGATAGACGCCGTCAGCTTGAGAGCCAGTAAATACAACCTGATTCGTATCGTATGAATCACGCAACGCTTGCGACTGGAAGAAAAATCCCATTTTGAGAGGACGCGAGCCATCGACACGCTTGCCGTTGTTATCGAACTCCAGCTTTTTAGCGATAAACGCCCAATAAACCGTAAAAATAGGGCCAGCAGATAAACCGAATGGAATAGCAAAAGACTTGCACTTGAAAGCAATATCTGAGCGACGACGCACAGCTTTGACTAATTGATCGTAATCCTGAGAAGTTACAAGGTGAACACGCTTCTGTTTACGGTTCTGAGCCGCTTGATGAATGACCCACGGCGGAACGTTACGGGAATCTTGATTAGAAAAATAATTCTGATATTCGTCAGTAATAATTATTACGCCATACTTACCATTACGTACACACTGATTGACAAGAGCATATTCATCTAATGAAGAATAATAGATATAACTAGAAACGGTATCGATCTCACGAGAAAGGATAGACTTTAATTTATCTAAAGAGCCGTCAAACTTAAGGGCGGTACGATCTTTTAATATAATGTTAGAAACAACAATAGCTTTCGGATAGCGTTTCGCGATCTTCTTATAAAAATGAATTAGAGTTATGGTCTTACCGTCGCCCTGTTCACCGAAAAAAGTCTGAATACCTGAAGGGCGAAAGTAATCTGGATCCTTAAGATTGCGTTTATTTTCTTTAATAGCTTCTTTATCGAAAGATAAAGACTTAGAAACGAATGGTAAAATATTAGGCATTAATGACCCCTCACTTTGTTATAGAACCAGAGAACAGGACGTATAGCGATAAATACAGTAATACTAGTAACGATCATAACAAGCATAGTAGTAAAAAATGTATCACCTATATAGTTTCTAAGGACAACAATAGGAAAAGCAAAATAAGGAACAACATTATTAATCGCATTAAGAAAAACTAATGGAGCCGCAGGAATCAGGATAAGAGATAAGATAAACTTAATGATAACGACGATAAACGATAAAATAAACATTACTATCATAAACTAATCCTTTCTCCTTTCTTCCCAATCACCGTGGTCACCAGTACGCTCGTCAAACCAGCGTATAGACTGAGTATCGTGATCCTCCTCTTCATAATCCTCAACATAAATACCAAAGAATCGATTAGCTAACCTATAGCAAGTCCACAAAAAGCCAATAGCTATACCACCTTGAAGAAATATCTGCATAAATGACCAAACAGCAGATAATTGATATCGCCATTTACACATCTCAAGGTTAGCAGTAGAACCAAAAATAGTAAGCGAAACAGCACAAGTACTATTGTTAGAAGTCATAGCTCCAACAGTAGTAAAGACGCCTTTTATGAATGTAAACGGCAAGGCTAAGAAACCTAATCGATCAATAATAGTATTCAATAAATCATCCCATAGAGATTGGAGATCTTCAATTTTTGGAAAAATTATACCAAAGAGAAAATCCGTAAAGAACCAAACAAAAGAATTACGAATAGCACAAGCAATAGAGCCAGGCGAAGGAATCTTAATACTACCAAACTTCCAATCGAATTGAGAACAATCTTCATATTTCGGCTTCTCTTTTAACTCAGAACAAAAACCATAATTACAGTCTAAACCTAGAGTATTTCCAGACTTAGAAGATCCATCAGCTTTTAAGTAAACAGTACGAGCACCATACTTAACAGCTTTCGTCTCATCTGGTTGAATATTGAAACAATAATCACCAGCAGCAGGCGTTATAGTCTTATCTCTATCATAAGAAAAGGCATAACAAACCTTAATGCTATAAGAGGCAGTAATAACATATTCACCTAAAGAAGGTAATTCAAAATCAGCAGAACCATCAGCCTTAACAAATTGTGTACCATTTTGAATTACATCACCACCCTTACGGTGTTGAACGGTAAACCATATATCATAGTCAGACTTATCAGGAATATAATAACCTTTTTTATTATTGTAGCTAGCCCAGACGTCAGGGAACTTTATAGAATCCTCTTTTTTAAGGTGCTTCAGTTTAAGTTTAAGATACTTCAAATCATACTCAAAGTGAGGATATAAAGTCTGTTGATAAGAATCGCGAATATCAATGACCTTATCACCTATAGTATTCTTATCAGTTTCATAAGGAAATGTATTTATTAAAGTAGAAGTTTTATTATAATACCCATTCTTCTGCTCATCCCGACCAACATTCTCATTAGTAGCAGACAGGACAGCAGTCAACTTAGAATAGTCTTTTGTAAAAGACTGTATATCAAAGCACCCAATACGAAAGCGGCCATCATCATCATAATGCATATCCAGATAATAAATACCGTTAGAGATAAAATCATTAAACTGCCAATGATAACCTAGACCCCTATGATATTTTAATAATTGTTTATTCAATTTTTTCTCAGACCAATAGACTTGCAAAGACTTAACAAGAGTCTTCTTACCTTGATAGAGAGAATCGAATAAATATTCTTTCTGAGTAACAAGCCAACCCTCATTATTAGCTACAGCTTTATCATAACTTGCCTTAGCTTGATCTCTAGTCAAAACAGGACAATCCCATACAAAATTAAAACTATCATCCTTCTTCTTATTAAAGAAATAGTTATACCAAAAATAAGTTAGATCATCAGACTTAAACTTACCAAACTCAACACTAATATTCTTAACTTCATTAAAAGCAGGTAGATCGTCTTTTTTTTCAAGGGCAGAAACCTTATAAAAAGGCGAAAGAACAGAATAGCACAAAATTAGAAGAGAAGATAAAATATAAAATACTCTTTTATTTATTTTCATCTTTAAGATTCTTTCTTAAATAAGTCTGATATTCTTTTTCTTCATCGATCGAAAAAACAACTATAACCAATAAAAAAATGGAGAATAAAGCGAATAACATCATCATTTTTTATTATTCCTATTCTTAAACAAGTCAGTATAAATAAAATAAACGCAGAACCCCAATGCGAAAAGAGTAATAGCGTTATAAATTAAACTAACAATATCACCAGAACTCATTATTTATCACCTCCCGAATAGCTAATTCGGCGGATAAGATACCAACAGATAAAAGCAGAAAATAGAATAACAAAGAATTTTACAAGAAACTTATCTAAAATTGTCTGTAACTCCATTGATGACAT